TTGGCTAGCACGTGTCAGAGAAGCACGAGTGCCCAAAATGCGGGGCTTACTCCGCGTGGCTTGAACACGATCATCAAGACGTGTGGCTTCGTTGTCTCTGCGGGTATCGCAGGGTTATGGCCACGACACTGGAACATATCACCATCGAGCATTTCGACTTTGGGGCTGGCGTCACCCTTCCCCGGGACGATTCGAAGCTCTATCGGTGCCTCGTGCAATTGGTTGCACTGGAAACGGCCAATACTCGTGAGATCGCGGACAACCTCAATCTCAGGGGCAAAGGGGTGCAGACAGTGAGTGAAGTGGCTTCTCAACTCACGGTCCTGCGCATCAAGGGACTCGCTGTTACAATCATCGACAGAAAAGGTGTGGCAGGCGGTTCAACGTGGGAGCCCACTCCGACAGCATTAAAACTACTTGGAAGGAGCGAGGGATGCCCCTAGCACTTGGAGTCAGCGAGAAAAGCAAGTTTTACTTGAACGACACCGAGGTATTGGTGGACAAGCTGAATGGGCACACTTCTGCCACGCTGGTAGTAGCCGGCGAACGCTACATAATCAGCCCGTCAACGACCAAAGAGATCTTCCCGCAGGTGTTTGCCAGCATGGGCAAGCCGTTGCAAGAGCAGAGCACACCCCGGATTCTGATCGATGCGCCGCGATCCATTCGCGTGTTGCGCGAGGCTTTGATGCGTGAGTACCTTCTACCGACCAAGATGCTGTTCAAGGCGTCGAAGCTGAAGGTTAGCGCGGACAAGGTTGTACGCATGCTTGGCCGCAGCACGCCGGTCGAACACCCACAAGGAAACAGACGCTGCTACGAGTACGTGTTTATGGTCTCGCCCGATGGCGAGGTGTCTGACATCAATTTCGTGCCCGAATGGGCCAACGAGACTGAGACCTACAGGGATGGCAGGAACCGGCCACCCCGGCCAATCAAGACGGTTGACAATGTGATACCGTCGTGTGACACGTGTCACGACACGAAGCGGGTACAGGTTTACGATCAATGCGACGCGTGCGAAGGTGTCGGTTGTGAGAAGTGCAAGAACGGGACCGTCCCCAAGACGATCCCTTGTCCAATGTGTAGTCAGAAGGGAGTGCGTGGTGACAATCGAAAAGAAGGTCGAAACACTTAAAGCGGTTCTCGATGGGTTTGGCTTTCCGATGGCCGTGCTGCATCTGGGGCGGTTTCGTGTGATCTGGGGCGGGCCCTACCGCGACCGGCCGCTGAAGGCCGATATACAGATCTGCATGGCCCGGGAGATCGATGAGCCGGCCACTTATCGGGTGGAAGCTGTGGACTTCGGGGTGCCCTCCGAGAAGCGTATGCTGAAAGCCCTCAAGAAGGTGCTGTACGGGCTCGCACTGCGCCGGACAGTATTCGTAGGGTGTGCCGGGGGTCTAGGACGTACCGGGCTCTTCATGGCCGTTCTGATGGCTGCGCTGGGCCACCCGAATCCAGTGGCCTTCGTGCGTCGCCAATATCGTAAGCGGGCTGTAGAGACCCCCGAGCAGGAGAAGTACGTGGAAGACTTCCCGTACCGCAAGCTCAGGGGTGCCCTGTGGCGTGCTCGTCTGCTGGCCCGCTTTCATGACTGGTGGGTTGACATTCGGGAATGATGTGGTAAACTAGGCGGAACCATCTAAGAAAGGAGTGCGTGTGTACTACTGGAGGCCGGATACCCTAGCAGCCTACAAGAGTCGAGCCGTCTTCAAGCCTGTTTCTGGCTTGCAGGATTGTGCGGCTACAACAGCGGGTCTCCGGGCTGGGGCGTTCAAGGAAAAGCAACCAACTATCGACACGATCAGAGCGGCAATCGACTTCTACGTGGGCAACCATGCGTTCATGGAGATCGAGCGCAAGCGCGGGCATCACCGGATCCTGACGCCGGCCGAACACGAGTTCGTGGATGGGTATGTGGGGCTTGCCGGGCGCTACGCGCTTTACATGATCTACTACACCCTCACCATCTGTACGCGTGAGACGCGGCATGCTCCCCCTAGCCAAGTGACCTCCGCGTTCTACCAGACGGCGGGTACAGAGTATGCGTTCTTCCACACCAATCACATTTCCGGCGTAAGTTCTCACGCAGCGGCACAAGCTTTTTGGTCAGGCCTTGCGCCGGGGACCGTTGGCAAGTACATCACCATCATGCGCGAGTTCTTCTACCAACCCATCTGGGGGGGTGGCAGTATAGGCGGGCCAAAGTGGGGGCACATCGCAGAATGCGCGCGACGCTTCGTGTATGGTGAGATCAGCCCGGTGATCCTGTTGGACACGGGATTCACACTTGCGCACAACGGAGGGCCCATGTTCAACAAGGGCTTCCTCTTCAGCCACCCAAACGCCGATGCCTTGTATCGGGTGTTGGATGTTCAAAATTCCGGGCAGTTACCAAAGCTCTGTGTGGCTGACCTCTATACGTCTCCGCTTGTGCAGCTAGCGCAGGCCGCGTGTCCCGAGATCTTCGATGGTCCCGTGGACTGGTACAAGGTGGAGAAGGACGGCTCGAAAAAGCAGTATCCCGGGGAGAAGGTTTCGCAAACTCCTTCCGCCAATCACAAGGCGTACTTGGTGGCTCCGGGTGTTCAAGCGGAGATCGTCAAACCAGAACGGGAGGCCGCATGAGCACCAAAGAGTTCAGCCCGAAAAGCTACGGTGGCATCGTCCGCTGCGCCGATACCCACCCGATCCTTCACATGGATCTTGGGGAGGTGCACGGCGGTGCTGCAAGCGCACCACTGCGCGATGACCTCGATATCTACGTCAGCCTTGATGTGGGCACGGCGAACGATCCCCGCATGTACCCGTGGAATCACCACAAAGGGCCGATGTTCATCTTCTTCCGGATCCCCGACATGAGCGTGCCGTCGAACCCCGAGGAGTTCGTGAAAATGGTTGCATGGCTCCGGGGCAAGCTGGAGGCCGGGAAAAAGGTGCACGTGGGGTGCTTCGCCGGTCACGGGCGCACGGGCATGGTGCTCGCGGCGCTGGTGAAGGAAGTGCTAGGCGAAGAAGATGCGATCACCTACGTGCGCGAGAACTATTGCAAGAAGGCCGTGGAGTCGGCCGAGCAGGTGTATTTTCTCAAGAAGTACTTCGGCATCAAGCCGGTGCTGGGTTCGAAAACCGTGAGCGCGGTGAAGGCCTCCTCTGCCATCGACTACATGCCCGCTACTGGTAACCTTGCCAGCATATCTATTCGCCCGCAGAAGTGCCGTTACAACATCTGGGGGGTGTAGATGGCTGTGCCTGCTACCTTCGGTCAGCTAGGGGCCGTGTCGCTCCTCGTACCTCCTGAAGCTCTGCCTAGCTCGCAATGGCTGGCAGTAGCCAAACACGGGAAGATGGTATTTGAGGAGAAGGGCACCACTCTTGTGCTTTACCGGGCCCCCTCACCGCACAAAACCCATCAAATCGATATGTCATCCCACATTCTAGAGGGGAAGATCGTCAACAGGCTTGGTCAATTGCGGGCAAAGGCTTGCGCGGCGATCTGGGAGCTTTGTGCGCAGGCTAACAACGAGCAGTACGATCTGGGAGCTATCTATTGGGTTTGCAACGATTCCGAGGTAGAGCCCTCTTTCCTGAAGTGGGTGTTGTCCAAGGCCTACTTGCATATGGACTCCCCGGCCCACGGGGTGCGGTTGACTTCGAAGATCTCGGTGACTAACCACACGTCCTGCCTTATACCCCTTCACATTTGTGAGGGTGCGAGCCCCGGGAGTGTGGTGGGTTTGCTCCGTAAGACCATCGAAGAGTGTATGGGGGTAAATGACTTGACAATTAAATCCGATGTGGTAGAATCAATAGAACCAAAATTCGAGTGGGGAACTAAATTGCCCGTCAAGTACAAAGCCGCGCCAAAGAAGGAAGGTGAGCCTGATCAGAATTTGGTCAGTGCGATGGCCGGTGCGTTTGCTGACCCGGTAGACGAAAAGATCATGGAGCAGTATGTAAACAGTGCGCAAGAACACGCTGCGTCTGCTGGGATTGCCAAGCTGTTCGATGCCACCGAGATGTATCAACCGGTGTTCGGCACGGACCCCGGGAGCGTGTATTACGTGATCGGAATAGCTCCGACCGTGAAAGTCGCGGCACGAGTGAAGTATCAAGCAGGGCATACGCGGGTCAGCATTCGTGTTGAAGGCAATGGGGCTTTTCACGGGTCACTGTCTGCCCGGTTGGATGCGATGGGTTTTTCCACCACACCGAACTCGCACAAATCGATTCACCTCAATTCGAATGCTGAGGCTGCGCCGAGTCGGATCATAGGATCCATTTTGATGGGACTGGAGGTGGACTTCTCCACGCCCATGCCCAAGATCAAAACACTGGGGAATCTATGTCAGTGAGGGACACCAAAGCGTTGGCTTCGTTGGTCAAGCTTCTCGGAGAGGAGACACTTGCCGCAGGACAGGTTTTCGATACCACGGAGAAGCTGTTCGCCGGCATTTCGAAGGAACTCATCCAAGGCAAGATTACGGGTCTCGCCAAAGGCGTGGTTGGCGTGCGCTACACCTACATGGGGGTTGAGATCCACAGCGTGGACTACGCCAACACCAAACCAAGGAAGAACGCATGACGCTTGCCATATCACACGCCAAAGAGATGCTCTGGCAGTTGGCCGACATCACGCAATTTTCGTTCTACTACACAACTGGCAAGAAACACGGACTGACGTGCTCAGACAAGATCGATTTGAACTTGCCCGGCAAGAGAGTGCGATTCATCCCGCGCGTATGCTCGTATGATGTGGGTGTCGAAACGATGTGGGTGATGCTTCACATCATGGGATCTCTAGGTTTGTTTATCACCGTCAACCACAAGCACTCCACTGCCAATCTGGTAGTATTGGATCGCGCGGAACTGGGGGAGCTTGGCGAAGTCCTTCAGGGAGGGGTGCAGGAGGCTTCGGACCAACTTCTAACGGTGCCGAAGGCCATCAAGGCTATCTACCAACTGAACTGCGATACCGAGAAGTGGACAAGGCTCGATGCCCTTAATTCTGTGGACCAAAGACTCGGCGGCGTATCTGACAAAGACAGTCGGGCCGGTAATAGCGCGTGAGAAAGTAGAACACGCTGCTGAATCACAGAACACCCCACTAGAAGATTTGCCTCCGGGCTCCACCGTGCTCTTGATGGGCGCGGAGGGTCCGAAAATCCTTGCTGCGTACAAGCTCGTGCCCAAGGGGCGCTCGATCAACTCGTTACGCCACAAACTCTACGAACTGCCGAACGGTGCCAAGGCCATTGTCAGCTATTCAGCCAGTATCGTGGATGTGGACTATGCGAAGGCCGTAGACCTGATGACCGACACGGCTATCGCGTGCAGGTACGAGCGCACGGGAAAGCTTGAACCGGAGATCGGAGACTACCGCTACGTCAACGACTACAGCGACCTCATCGAATACATTCACGAGGAGTACCGCAAGACTGGCAAGCGGGTGAAGGTCACGCTGGACACTGAGACCAAGGGCCTTGATCCGTATCATCCGCTGGCTTACATCATCACCTTGCAGGCAACCTACAAGCCCGGTCAAGCCGATGTCGTGTATTTCAAATCGCGGGGCGCGTGTCGAAAACTCTCATGGTTGCTGCGATCACAGATCTATTTCCTGCTCACCAGTGAGAAGGTGGCGATCTACGGTGCGAACTTCAAATATGACTTGAACTGGTTTGCCAAGCTGTGGGGCTTCAAGGAGTGCACCACATTACGATTCGATACGATGCTCGTGGGCTCGCTGCTGGAGGAGAACCGCAGCAACAGCCTCAACACGCATGCGAAGGTCTATACGAGCATGGGTGGCTACGATGACTCGTTCAACGACAAGTACAACAAGGGGGCCATGGACAAGGTGCCCCTTGACGATTTACTAACATATGCCGGAGGGGATACTGACGCCTGCTATCAGGTGGCGACCGAGCAACGCAAGGAACTGGCTAACCATCCCGGGCTCTTCAACTTCTATACGAAGATCTTGCACCCGGCCGCGCGAGCGTATGAGAAAGTGGAACAGGTGGGGTGGTACGTCGATCAGGAGGCCTACGCCGAACTAGACACCGAGCTTCGCGGGCTGATCGTGGACTATGAGAAGGAGGCTCTCGATCACATCAACATACGGCACTACTACCGGCACCGCGACAAAGACGGGAAGATCAACCTGCTGAAGGCTGAGTTCTTGAAAGACGTTCTGTTTTCGCCGGCTGGTTTCAATCTCAAGCCCATCATGAAGACCGAGAAGAAGGGAGACCCTTCGACGGCGGGCGAACACCTTGCGATGTTTGCCGAGCACGAGACGGCAGGGCCGTTCATCGAGCTACTCAAGCGGTATCAGGAGGTGACGAAGACCCACAGCACCTATGTGGTGGGCTTCCTCAAGCATTTGCGATCCGATGGTCGATTTCACCCGACCTATTATCTGTTCTCTGGGCGCGACTATGAGGAGGATGATCAGGGCGGGGCGGTGACCGGCCGACTTTCGGTGAAGGACCCCGCGATACAGACAGTGCCCAAGCACACTCTGTGGGCGAAGAAGATTCGACGCTGCATCATCCCCCCGCGCGGGTACGTGATCGGATCCAACGATTATTCGCAAGGCGAATTGAAAATAGCTGCATGCCTTGCCAACGAAGAGCGGATGATCGAGAGTTATCGCAAGGGCCTTGATCTCCATGCGGTGACGGCCGCACGGCTCTCCGGCTATGAGTTCGGGGAGTTCCTCGCGCTCCAAGAGACGGATCTTGGGTTGTACGAATCTATCCGCCAACGTGGCAAGGCCGGCAACTTCGGCTTGCTGTATGGGATGAGCGCCGAGGGTTTCCAATCCTACGCATGGAAGGTCTACGGGGTGCGGTTATCGTTGGAGGAGGCTGAAGCCGCGCGTGAGGCGTTCTTCGTGCTGTATCCGAAGCTCGTGACATGGCACGCGACCTACAAGAACTTTGCCGCCAACAAAGGTTACGTTATCAGCCCTCTTGGCCGGATCCGTCACTTGCCGATGATCCACAGCGCGGATCGCTTCTTCTCCAACAAGGCAGGCCGGCAGGCTATTAACAGCCCGGTGCAGGGCACGCTTTCGGATATGGCTTTGTGGGCTACAGGCATAATGTGGCGTCGTGGTTTGCACAATATCGTGCCGACGTGGGGCATGGTGCACGATCAACTGCTGTTCTTTTTGCCAGAAGATCGGCCCGAGCATTGGGCGAAGGTCACCAAAGACATCATGGAGAACCTTCCTTTCCAAGAGGTGGGTTGGAAGCCACAACTGCAATTTACCGTTGACTGCCAGATTGGGCCCAACCTAGCGGATCTCTCCAAAATCAAGGTGTGATTGCTTAGGGGTTTTGGCTGCTGTAACCTACGGGGCTGGTACCTCCCCCGTGCAAGGACAAGACCCATGGCCGTCAAGAAGGTCACCAAGGCAGAGAAAGCCACCGACAGCGCACCAAAGCAGCGCATCAGCTTCTCCCGAGAATTGAAGCTCGCGGCCGACACCAAGGTGGTAGTCGGTCAGCCGTTGGTCTACGAAGATCAGTTTCAGAGCCTCTACACCAAGGGGGTCAACAACAAGTTCGCAATCGAGCCACCGGTTAATCCCGAGACGCTTGTCGCCATGTGCTACGCCAATAACACACTGTTGCAGTGCGTGCAGGCGATGGAGGTGAACATTGACGGCACCGGGCATACCATCGAGCCGGTGGAGGCCGACGAAGAAGACAAGTCGAAGAAGCCGAAGAAGAAAAAGACTGACGCCAACAAGCAGAAGCTGGAGGATTTTTTCTCCGAACCCTATCCCGGGATCTCGATGATCACCCTGCGTCGCCGGCTACGATGGGATATGGAGACCACGGGCAACGCCTACATAGAGGTATTGCGCAACGTGAAGGGGGAAGTAATCTTCCTTCGGCACCTTGAGGCTATTACCATGAGGCTTGTGAAGCTCGATGAGCCGGTGACCGTCGAGAAGACCATCGAGCGCGGTGGTCAAGAAATCTCAGTGGAGATGAACGTGCGCGAGCGCCGCTTCGTGCAGGTGGTTGGTACCAAGTACATCTTCTATAAGGAGTACGGGGCCTCACGGCAGCTTGATCGCACCAAAGGCGATTGGCTTGGCAAGGCCACTCCCGGTAACACCACCGACAACCTTGCAAGTGAAGTCTTGCATTTCGTGGTGGACAAGGATTATCGGACAGGCTATGGCATTCCGCGTTGGTTCAACCAGACACCTTCGGTGCTGGGTTCACGCAAAGCCGAAAACTTCAATCTTGAATTCTTCGATGCTGGCGGTGTGCCCCCGGTGATCATCTTCCTGCAAGGCGGGACTATGCTGGAGACCATGCGCACGCAGCTACTGCACTATCTGAGCGGCGGCGCTAGATCCAAGCAGCGGGCGGCGGTGGTCGAAGCGCAGAGCACCTCTGGCTCCATCGATTCGAATAACAAGGTGGATGTAAAAGTCGAACGCTTCGGAGATGCACGGCAAAGCGATTCGATGTTCCAGAACTACGATTCAGCTACTGAGGAGAAGGTGCGCGGAGGGTTTCGCCTGCCACCGATCTTTCTTGGCAAGTCGGCCGACTACAATTTCGCCACAGCCATGACGAGTGTCATGGTTACCGAAGCGCAGGTGTTCGAACCCGAGCGCATCGAGTTCGATGAAACGATCAACAAGACCATCGTGCGTGAGCTAGGAGTGAAGGATTACCTGTTCGTGTCCAATGCCATGAGTCTCACCAACGTCGATGCGCAACTCAAAGGGCTGGAGATCGGCAAGGACACGGCGACTCCCGAATCATTCATGAATGATGTGAACGCGATCACCGGCACCAAGCTGGAATTGAAGGATCCGAAGGATCTGGAGAAAGACAAGATGCCACAGGGCCTACCCAATATGGGTGCGAATCAACCCAACGAGGGTAACCAGCCCCCGGTGGGTACTGGCGCGGATCCACGGCAGCAACAGCAAGGCCTGCCGAACACTCAGCCGTCAGGAGTAGGTTCACCGCAGACTGGCGTCAAGAAGATCGAGACGGCTACCGGGCTTCTGTTGCTGGTAAATCAGTGGGCTTCGGTGATGGGTGTGGATGAGTCTGACCAAACGTATTCGGATGTCGAACGTGCGGTGATCTTACGCAAGGTCGATGGTTTGGCACCTGACGAGCGCCGGCTGTTCAATCAACTGCTCGCGTCGAAGAGCTTTCCGGCAGTCGGGCGTGATCCGGTGGGACTTGCGGAGATCGCATCGTGCTGTGCTGATGCTGTGGCGCATGAGTAATGCCAGCCTCCCGGATCGAAGCGTTCCTCTCCATCGAGCAGGGGCTTGCCGCTAAGCTCAACCGTGCGTGGGTGGACTACGCGAACAAGGTGGTCCATGCGGTAGGACTGGCTCTCGATGACGAGGACTACACGACGGCCTACGAACTGGCAGGTGCCTTGTCGATGGCTGAGGTGGTAGCGAAGAACAAGGAAGCGATTCGCTACTACACCTACGCCGCACTGTTCCACGGTGCAGGCCGGCTACAAGAGAATCTGAAGCAGAGCGTGGTCTCGTCCGGCGCGCTCGATCCATTCGTGTCAAAGGTCGGGGCGAACCTCGTACAGCAGATCTTGGGCCCGGCGCTTGAGCTTGCCCAAGACTCGCTCGTGCAAACAATTGCAGAGGCCGAGCAGCTAGACCCCACCACCCCTTTTGGGCCTTCCGAGCGGGGGGCGCTGGAGGTAGTGGTGACGAAGCTCGCGCGGCTTGCGCGCCCGTTAACCTCGTTTCGCAAGGAAGGCAGCAAGCAGCTTCAGCTTGTTTCGGCACTGCACACCTCCCGGGTTTCGGCCTACGGCTTCACGGCCGAGGCTCAGGCGACGGAGGTTGATGTCTACGCGATCAACGAGCAGCTAGACAACCGGATTTGCCCGGTGTGCACAGTCATGCACGGCAAGACCTTTGCGGTGAATGACGCGACAGAGGCCTTGGAAGAGATCTTGTTGGTGGACAACCCCGAGTCCCTGAAGATCTTGCAGCCGTGGCCGAAGCAGGACAAAAAATCTGTGGCGCTGCTGGCCGAGATGAGCCCTGACGAGCTTGTAACGCGCAACTGGCACATCCCTCCGTTCCACCCCTATTGCCGAGGGTTGCTCGTGCACGTGGGCCGGGTGCCGAGAGTGCAGGACACCCCGAGCTTCATTGAGGCCTTCCCTGATGAGACGGCTGAAGCCCCGGTGGATATAGAGGTGGTGCTCTCGGATTTTGAGGGCTATGACCCAGACATCAAGCCTTCGGGCGTGGAGATGTGGAACCGCTACCTAAACATCACGCCGGAGGACTTCTACACCAAGGCCTTGGGCATCGACTCCAAGGAGTGGGGCGAGAACCGGGCTTCGTACCTGTTCTCGGATGATCCGGCCTTCCCGGCGAACTACGAGCTATCGGCCTATGACAATCTGGTGGACTTGGGTGGCGGCGAGCCTATCCGCACCACAGGCATCACGCTCGATCATTTCGCACGGTTGGAGGGCGGACGTGAGACGGCGCATATACGCACGCTCTTCGACATCGGCAACGATCAACTGTACTTCTCGTGGATGGCACTAGGCGAGGGCGATCAAGGCAAAGGCCTGATCAAGCCGGTGATGGCCGGCCACGTGGCAATGGCTCAGCGGCTGGGTCTCAGTCAGATGACGCTGAAGGCGGGTGCTTCGGGCGGCGGTTATGCGTGGGCCAAGTACGGTTTTACTCCGGTTCTCAACGAGTGGCAGACGGACCTTATCCCACGGTTACGCAATCGACTCAACACGACGTTTGCTGGCAAGCTGTCGAAGGAGACGCTTGCGGCAGTAGAGGCCGCGCTGAACAGCCCCGACCCCAAAGCTTTGTGGGTGCTTGCCGACTTGAAAGAGAAGGTGGATGGGGTGGAGTTTGGCAAGGCCTTCTTGCGGGGTAGCACGTGGGTTGGTAATTTGAACCTTGATGATGGAGAGGCATTGAATAGATTCTCCGCGTACTTGGGGGTGTGATATGGCCAGAGACGGAGATTTTGGCTACGCGAAAAACCCGGCGGCGGGGCCGGTGAATGATGATCCGCTGTACGATGAGCTTACGTCGGACGGCAACAAGGCTTACCGTGAATCAGAAGCCTACAAACAAAACGTCAAGCGGCTGATGTTTCTTGCGGGCATCACCGAGGAAGAAGCGAAGAAGTTGCTGGGATGAACTATCTGCGCATCATGAAGGGCGACATCTCGCAGGCGGATCTCTCGCAGGCGGGGCGGAAGCTGCCCGAGCGCAAGAAACGCCGTCGCGGGCTTGCACTGTTGCTCAGTGAGATCCTGAAGTATGACCCCAATCAACCGCGCGACAAAGGTGGGCGTTGGACGACAGGTGGCGCGTTCTCATCCGAGGCCTTCGAAAAGCGGATGGTGAATTACAAGCCGGATCGCTCACTCACTGGCAAGGACGCAAGAGACCTAGATAAACTTCTGCCTAACACCGAGTACGTGCCGTATTCGAAGACCCCGTTCTTCGATGAGGTGAACCGGATGCAAGGTACCCCGGATCCTATGGCCGTGAGTGCCGAGGACTATGTGAAGGCGCGCGATACCTTGTTCTTCAAGCAGCCCATCGAGAAAGTGCCGATGGACAAGCTGGTGGTGACGCAGGAAAAGGTTAATCGCAAACGGGTGAAGCAGATTCAAAATGACCCGAAGACCGGTGGAACCAAACCGATTCACGTGGTGCGCTACGGTGGTAAGAGCTACATCTTGAATGGGCATCACAGGGTTGCGGCTGAAGTTCTAAGCGGGGCTACCAAGATGACTGCCCACGTGCTGCACATCAAGAAGAAAGGCTACGCTGAGATCTTGCACGGAGGTTAGGCCTGACCTATCCTTTGATCTGCCACTGAGAACGTGCAAATGGTTGCACGGGGCGGAGATCAAAAGAATGCCGATCAAGCGGTGCACCCTGCCTAACGGCGAGCAGGGGTTCAAATGGGGCGACTCCGGCAAATGCTACGCCAAGCGTACTGACGCCGAACGGCAAGCTCAAGCGGCCTACGCGAGCGGCTACAAGAAAAAGAAGGGCACTTCCTCAACACTGGTGTCAGCAGCAACTGGCATTGGGTTCATCAAACTATAGCCTGAGAGGGTACTAGCTATGGGCCTGCCTAAGAACATATCGGAAGACGGCAATGACAAACTGTTGCGGCCGATTCTCACAGAGCACCAGAACAGAATCGCCACGCTGGAGGCTTTGACAGCGGAGAACGTGCGAGTCCAAGACGGGTTGATCTATGAAAGTGATTACCTGTCCTACATTTATGTGGCGGCAGGTGATTTCTACGCTGGTGAGGGGCCTACTGTGCAGTTGGTTGCAGCCGGCACGGGTTCGGCAGGGCCTGAACCGACCGCCAATTTTCCATTGCTGACGGTAGACCCTTCTGCGAATACCCAAGCTGTTGGTGTTTTGAAGATTGAAGGCCCCGGGGCGACAGGTGTTGGACGGATAATTACTAGCGGGGATTCCTTGCTTGATGCTACTAGTGCGGTGGCATCGAGTTTTCCTCTTATCGACCTTCGGGCTCGTATCAGGATGAACGTGACAGGCCCAAACACTACCTGTGCTTTTGGTATGTTCGTGAATGGGAACCATGGCACACAACCCGTTGTTGGTACGCACCCCGGTTTTTGGTTTGAGTCCTCGTGGGTCACTGACCACCAAGAGCTTGTCGGAAAGATTACGGATGGGACGTTATCGGATAGCGTGGTGTTCGATGCCGCCTATCCCGGAACCACTTTTCAATGGCTACGGGCTGCGGCTGATATCGGGAGTGGGGCGGTGAGGTTTTACTCCAGCGCAGACGGGAACACGTGGGATCCAATAGGCACCCTTTCTGGTATGTCCTTCACCCCATTCAAGGCAAAAATGGATTGCGCGTTTGGCTTGGTGGTGGGGGATGCCGCTGGTGCAAGCACCTTGTATCTGGACTACTTCAAGCTCACGGTGCCTATCGCTAGATTGACGCCATAAACAACACACAAGGGAAAACACCATGGGTCTGCCAAAGTACATCTCGGAAGACGGTAACGACAAGCTGCTTCGCCCGATTCTAGCGGGACACCGGGCCCGGCTGGAGGCCTTGGAAGGGGCCCCGGCCTCATCCTTGGCGAGTGATGCTCCTGTACCTGTCTACGCAGGTGTGACGTGGGAGGATGATTTCGTCCGCTCCTACGATGTGGTAGGGGATGGCTCAGTGTTTCTGTGCGATCACGGCCCGGTGATCAAGGTGCTTGCCGGTACGGGGACAGTGGCGTTCAATAGGTTTGTAGGCGGCGATCCCGAGGCTCCGGCTGGATACATTCAAGCAAGTGGGCCTGCTGGTACAGGGAACACTGCACGAGCGCGCCTTGCTAACGGGACAGACATCATTGACACGGCGTCGGTAGTCGCCGCTGATTACCCGAAGATCACGTTGTCGGCGCTTTGTAGTTTCGCGGTGGCCGAGGCGGATGCCCAAGCGTATTTCGGGCTGTTTTGGGGCAACGCCGCGCCGGTGCCGGGGACTACTGTCGGTATCCATATCGAAGGTCAGTGGAACACCGACCACATCGAGCATCACGGGCGGGTGTATGACGGCAGCACGTACTCGGATATTCCGCTCTACACCTCTCCCGTGGGCAGCTTCTACAAATGGGCGCGAGCGGTGCTGGAATTCGATGTTACTGGCACCGTGACGTTCTACACCTCTACGGATGGCGAGACGTGGGTGGAGGCAGGAGCGGTCACAGGGCTTGCCGTATTACCGTTTCAGGATCTTGTCTACGCCGTTTTGTATGGTGGTGGTGGCACCACTGCACAAGGCACTGCTCGTCTGGACTGGTTCCGCTTGGATTGGGAACGCTCGCGTCCGTCGTGATCGTTAAGCGGGTGACTACCGACGAAGCGGCGGCACTGTGGGGTACTCGTACAGGATCGGTGTGGACAGAGCAGGATGAAGCCCGCGCCGAGTTCTTACGTCAAACCATGCAGGATGGGTCGTTCAATCCGGTGTGGGGGCGAGGGGTGTTGATCGAGAACGGGAGGCTGGTAAACGGTAGGCACAGAATGCGTGCCGTCATGTTGCTGGGGAAGCCAACGCAACTTGCTTTTGAAGAAGTGATATGAACAACCTTGCACACTTGAAACTAGCCTCAGACGAACTGCACATCGTGTGGGCCGAAGTGTATTGCCCACCCAACGTGCCCGACACCGAGGGGGACTACATGGACCGGGAGACCATCCAGACGATGGCCTACAAGTTCATGCAGGATGGCCGGCAACGGCAGATCGATGTACAGCACGACAACAACCTTGTGCAAGGGGCGTGTGTAGTCGAGTCGTTCATCGCGCGCAAGGGGGACCCCGATTTCATCGAAGGTGCGTGGGTGGTTGGTGTTTATGTGCCTGACGCTGATGTGTGGGCCCGCATCAAGAAAGGCGAGATCAACGGCTTCAGCATCGAGGCCATAGTCTCGCGCTCGCAAACGATCTTGGAGGTGGACCTTCCTCCGATTATCTCTGGGCGCACTACCAAAAATGCTGAGCACGAGCATCAGTACCACGTGGCTTACGGCGAGAAAGGTGAGTTTCTCGGAGGCAAGACGGACAGCGTGAACGGGCATTTCCACCTCATCAAACGCGGGACCATCACCGAGGAAGCGGATGGTCATACCCATAGGTTCAGCTTCGTGGAGGGGTTGTCTGCCCGAGAACTGGAAATCTAGTCTTGACACAGAGTTGTTAGGAGGTTTCCAAAAGGGTAGGCTCACACTGTCATGAAATTGAAAATGGTTGCAAACAAGCTGGAAAACCCCGACGTGACCCACATCTCACTTGTGGAGCGCGGGGCCAACCAAATTCCATTCCGGATCATCAAAGCAGCTACGGAGAACGGCATGATCGACCTGCGAAAAGTTGGCACCCTACTTCACGCCCGCAAAGCGGCCGAAGACAAGACTCCGGTGATCGTCGGAGTTGTCGTGGAGAAGGACGAGAAGATCGAAGCGGTGAAAGCCCACCTGACCAAGGCTGGTTTCTCCGTCGATACGGTGGAAGAGCAAGAAGACGGCTCTCTCATCTTCAAGCAGACAGACGATTCGGTGGACGGCACCACCGTAGTGAAGATGAGTGACAAGCTACTGTTGCTCGTCAAGGGCTACAGCCCCTACAAGGTCAAGGGCAGCTTCATGGAGAAGCTCCAGGCCGACAAGTTCTTTCCCGGCATGACCATGGCGACCCAGACGCTGATGGAGTACGTGGGCAACACCCTGTACACCGAAGAGTCGATGTCGCAAGACGATGCCGTGGCGAAAGTCGATGGCGCACTGGCCGAATACCACGCCTACGTCGTGGACCTCCTGAAGAACGTGCCGAGCACCGCATTCAAGGCCGAGGGCTTCGTTGCTCAGGAATACGCGACGCAGAACACGGTGATGGGCGGGACAGTCCCGAGCGGCAAGCCAGATCAGGACATCGACCGTGGCAACGTGAACACCGGTTCGCCGGATGATCCGAAAGTCGCGCCGAATTCGCCCAACGAAGCACCGCGCAGCGAGACCATGCCGAACGCGGGTGCACCGACCACCGGCCTCCCCGGTAAAGACCAACCGATGAACGTGGCTGCGACCCCGACTGCCGGCGTCAGCACCACTGGCGACACGACCAAGGCCGATGACTTCAGTGACGGCAAAGGTGGCTGCAAGGAAGGCTACGAGATGAAGGACGGCAAGTGCATGCCCATGGCCAAGAAGGCCGAAGGCGTGATGCACGATGAGCCGGATACCAACGGCACCTCGTCCGCGACCGATCAGGCGCTGGAGGCCAAGGAGCGTGAAGAGAACACTCCCGCGCGCCCGGATCCGAATCTCTCGGAGCCCCCGACCAAGAAAGAGGCACAGCCGGACATCGCAGCGCTGCTGAAGGCGTCGCTTGCCGAAGCTCTGGCCCCTGTGCAGGAAAGCATCACGGCACTGGGCGCACGAGTCGAAGAGGTTGCGACCAAGGCAGACGAAGCTACGGACGCAGCCAAGAAAGCGGACGCGGCTCTGAGCAAGCGGCTTATCGGTGGCGAACCTGCGACCGATGGCAAGGGTGTGCAGCGGAAGTCGGACGACGAGCCGAAGGGCGAGGTACTGGGCCTTATCGACACGGCGATCAATACCAACCTTCGCAAGCGCGCGTCGGCCACCGGCCGCGAAGCAGCAGAATACCGCCGCAGGGCGGGGATGATGGGCTGAAACACAGCACTTTCTAAAAACGCAGGAGACCTGAGATGACTAACGAGCAACTGATTCAAAAAGCCGACATCGCCCTCGCGGATCTCGTGGCGGGTGGTGGACTACTCAACCCCGAGCAAACGGATCGATTCATCCGCACGCTCATCGACAGCCCGACACTGATGAACTCAGTACGGGTGGTCACGATGAACGCACCGCAGCGCAAGATCAACAAGATCGGCTTCGGTTCGCGCATCCTTCGTGCGGCGACTTCGGCCACGGCTCTTTCGGCCGGCGACCGTGTGAAGCCCGACCTGTCGCAAGTGGAACTGAACACCAAGGAAGTGATTGCCGAGGTGCGGATCCCTTACGATGTGCTGGAGGACAACATCGAGGGCGGCAACATCACGAGCCCGATGGGTTCTTCGGCCGGCGGAATGATGGACACCATCGTGACGCTGCTTGCCGAACGCGCGGCGCTCGATCTGGAAGAACTGATGCTCCTCGGAGACACGGCTTCCGGCGACAGCTACCTCGCGCTGCAAGATGGCCTGCTCAAGCTGGCGACCACTCACGTGGTGAATGCCGGTGCGGCGACCATCAGCAAGGACATCCTGAAGGCCGGCGTGAAGGCCATGCCCGACAAGTACCTCCGGAACCGTGGTTCGCTGATGCACTTCGTGTCGGTGGACAACGAGACCGAGTACCGGGACACCTACGCCAACCGGGCGACGACTCTGGGCGACAACATGCTGCAAGGCACGTCCCCGATCTACGCCTACGGCTCGCAACTGACTGGCGTGCCCCTGATGCCGAACCTCAGCGGTCTCTTCAGCAACCCGCTGAACTTCATCTTCGGTATTCAGCGCCGGATCACCATCGAGTATGACAAGGACATCCGGACCCGCGAGTTCGTGATCGTTCTGACGGCTCGTGTGGCGGTCCAAGTCGAGGAACTCGATGCCGTCGTGAAGTACACCGACATCGGCTAAACCGGCGTCGAAGGTGTTGTGCTAGGATGAAGCCCTCGGCGCGTGCCGGGGGCTTTGTCTTATCAGGAGAATAGAACCATGGTGATCAAAACCAAAGCAGCGAAGGAAGGCAGCGGCAAGGTTAAGGTCGAGCTTCTTGGTGCCGAGACCTACGTGACGGTGAAGGACAAGAAGATGTACCGGGCCGGCCGGGTGTACACGGTGACACAGGCGGAGTCTGAAGAACTTTTCAGCTATGCCGATGAGCGCGGGATTCCATACTTCCATATGTACAACCCGAACCGGGCCAAGGAACGTGCGGCCAAGGAGAAGGCGAAGCGGCAGGAAGACGGGTACACCGATAACGCCGATCAGGATGACGACGGCGAGATCGACACTGGCACCACCACCCTGCCCAAGGGCATGCGCACCGGGCGCAGGGGGCGCGGGGTAGCGGTCTAGTCACACTGCGCAATTAGAAGCGGAGAACGGCATGGGCATCGAGGTGATTGACGCAGGAGATGTGATCAAGCGGATGGGGCTGAACGACAACCCCGATACGCGCGAGAGCATCGAGTCAAATCTCAGCGGTGCCCAGAAGTTCTACGAAGGCCTGCTAGCCTCGCTCTTCGACAAGGGTGCGGGCTCCGACATCTTCAACCCGAAGATCGATTTCTTCTGGGATACGCTTCCCGGGAACATCTTCAAGCTTCGGTTGCGCAGTGGTTTCGTGCGTGCGAGCCCAGCCTTGACCGTGGTCTATGCCGAGAGCCTTGCGGATCTGGCTACCGGAACAGACATCACGGCCGAGACCTACCTCGATGCGGTGCGAGGGATCGTGACCTTACCCTTCGGGGACAACGAGGTTCCGACCTACAACGACAAGTGGCTCAAGGTCACCTACGAGTATGGCTTCGAAAAGGACGCCAACGGGGCCTATGTAGGTGAGGAGCCCCCGGATTGGCTGTTCGAAGCCATCATCAGCTACATCCCGGGACTTCAGAACGTGCAGCAAACCACCAAGCGCGCGGCTGAGGCCAAGAAGCTGGCCGAGTTATCTGTCGAACACGGCATGCAAGTGGTTGCACCGTACCTGCGAAAGAACATCCCCTTTGCCTACAGCCCGGTGATCTAAATGGTCATCAGGGTCTCGTTCACGGTCTCCTCCGACCTAGACGAACTGCCGCCAAAGATTAGCAAGGCGGCTAACGCCTTCGAAGCGGTGGATGTCGCGGGGGCCGCACTCCTCAACCGAATTCGTACACGCTTCTTGAGCGAGGAAGATCCTGACGGGTTTCCGTGGGAGCCTTCACAGGCGGCTATCAAGAGACGTAGGGGCGGGGGGACCGGGACGCTATTCGATACCGGCAATCTCTTCCATTCTATCCAGCTAGAAGACACCTCTGGGGGCGAGGAGGAGGCCGCTAGCGCGATCTCTACCGACACCCCCTATGCCCCCTACCACCAGTTCGGGACGAGCATCCTGCCCCGTAGGGCCTTTCTGGGGGTCAATGATGAGGACATTGCGATAATCGAGCGGCTCTTGGGCCGGAAAATTGAAAGGGATCTCGCATGAGCGCGCCTGTGCAGAATACGGCACCCGGGGTAGTGGTCCGGTGCCTAGAAGACCTGATTGCCAAAGTGCAGACAATTGCACAGTTTTCCTTTCGCTCGTTCATGGTCTATTCGGAAGGCGACCTCATCAACGAGGCCGAGAACGTGAAGAAGCCTTGCATTGGCGTGATGTACGAGGGGATAGAGCCCCGAGACGACGGCATAGGGCAAGGGATGACTTCTACCTTGCGCATTGCTCTCGTTATGATCTCGGACACCGATTCGATCTCTGGCAACGAACGGATGTCTACGGCTCTCGAAATGCTCGATGAGCTACGGCAGAAGCTGAGGCTGGAGAAGTCCCCGACAGGCCACCCGTGGCGGTTTGCCGGCGAGCGGCCGGTGGGGGACATCAACAACAACCACGTACACGTACAGCGGTGGACTACCGTAGCTCCTCTGACCGGGCCCAACAAACCCCATCCCTTTGCTTGATAGGAGGTTCGCACCTCCGTAAACTGGTGCTGCGATGAACTCCGAATACGAGAAAATCGTCCTTCTACGGACTCACACTCATCGAGGGGTGCGATGTCCTGCTGGAGCGACTCTGAGCGTGCCGCCTCACAAGGCCGAATGGATGGTCTTGAATGGCATTGCAATGAGGAAAGGTGGTGTGCTCGTGGCCAAGGAAATGCCCCGGGCGCTCAAAGAGGCAGAACAGCCACCGGACGCCACTACTGTGGTGGGTAAGTATTTCCGAGGCAGGAAGAGCAAGAAATCCGAAGACGAGTAACCTTCAAGGAGACCTGAGATGAGTCTGAATCAAATT